CCACTTTTTGTGAAGTTGGAAGTTGCGCCTGTAATTCGTTTCTTTGTTTGACTTGATTGGCTAACCTATCGCCAATAGTATTCATGTTAAGATTATCGCCAAAATATAGCCTTTCAATTAAGCTTGCAGCCTTTTCGCCAACATCAGTAGCGGCTTGAAAAGCACCAATAGCGGCGTTTCCTAAGCCAGTATTTATGCCCCTTCCTACATTTTCAACAGTTTCAAGTCCGACTATACCCTGAGAAGCTGGTAAATTTTCTTGCAAATAAGCTTGTTTTTTAGCAATTTGTTCTAATTCTGCGGGCGATTGCATAGGTTGCTCAGGGGCTTGCGCTTGTTGTCCACTAAGTTCGGGGTTACTCATCACAAAGCTTTCAATTTGTTCAGGAGTAGCGCCTTGAGGAACTTCTAATTCAGCTATTTTCCCGTTAGGCAATTGCACTGTTGCTATTGGCATTATTTGTCCCTCACATTTAATAATTTAAAACCAATTTGTTCTGGCATAGATTGCGGAAGCGCTGGTTGTATGTTTTGATTTTTTATAAAATTAGGATCAATGCCAGATCCAACGCTATTAAATGTTGCTTGCAATTGTTTTATTTTTGTTTTAAAAGTTTCGGGTTTATCGCCAAAATCAGGAACCATTTTTAGAAATCTAGGTTCCTCATCTCCGCTGATTGCGCCTCCAGAACGCAAACGACCAATTGTATCAACTAAATTGGCTTGAAAAGCTGTAAATTTTTGCGCCTTTTCGCCTTGTAAAAAAGTAGGTAAAACTTTTGAAGCTCTTGTGGTTCCTTTAAAATTTTCTTCTTTAAACGCGCCAGTTTTTGCATCTGTAAATTGTGCCTGAATATTATTTAAAGCGCTTAAACCATCTCTTGCAACCGTTAAAGTTTTAGCAGCATCTTGAGATAGCGGTTTACTTGCTGGATCGGCTGGTCCGCCCTTTATCGCTTTTAAGCTTCCATCGGGATTATATGAATAGCCAGTTGGAGCAGGAGCGCCACCACCATATCTAGCTTCACTTCTAGTTTTTCCAGTTTCTGCATTAAGTTTATTTATTTCGGCTTGAGTTTTTTGTAAACTTAATTGTGTTGCGGGGTCGTTTTTAGCCATATCTTGACTAATAAAGCTTCCAATAATACTAGAGCCACTTTCGGGGGTAGTCATTGAAGCTATAGCGCTTGCGGATTCTGGCGTGTAACCTTTTGAAGTTAATAATGAACTTAATTGTTGTTGACGACCAACTTCTTTTTCTGCTATTTCTTTTCTTGCTGTATTTTGCGCCCAAGCGCCGATGCCAGCCGTTGCAATTTGAGCAACAGCAACACCAATACCACCGCGGGGGTCAAAGCCTTGTCCGCTTACAGCTTTATTTATCAAAGCTTGCCCAAAAGCATCCTGTTGAGCGGAAGCGGAATTTTGAAAAATATCAGTGCTATTTCCAAAAAGTGTTGTACCTGTAGTATTAATATTAGGCACCGTTAAAGCTGCTCTTTGAACAGTTTGTGGTTTTGTTAAAGCTTGCGCCATAGAATTTCTTTTTACTGCCATTAATCAACCCTCCTGAAGTCAACATCAATTTGTGAATAATCTACTTTTAAAGTCCCATCGTTGTTTTTAATTACAGCGGACGGGTGCGATTCTAATAAATCTTGAGCCATAACACCAGAATATCTATATTGACCAAGTGATTTATCTTTGTAATCAAATTCGTAAATAACAATTCCACTTGGCGAAACTCCTGTTTGTTTAATATTTTCTTTTAAAGTTATATCGGAAAATGTACCTGTTGGCGCTCCAAACGCCGCACTTCCTAATGTTGCACCTGCTTGAATTAAAGCGTTATTGCGATCTGTTTTTCTATTTTTTCTTGCCTGTTCACCTAAAAATGATAATTGTTGACTTTGTAAACTTTGTTGTTGCGCATAACCAGCTAAATCAATACCGTTGTAATTTGGCTGATAACCACCAAACGAAGTGCCAGCCCCTACCTGAGACCTTCCAAGCAAAGAAGATATTTCATTGAATCTTGACTGCCTAACTTGCTCGCCAGTTTGAATAGAAGCTTGGCTTAAATCAGTATATTGGCGTGCAACTGCATCGTCCATTCTATTCATTGCCTCGTTATATTGCTCACTTCCCGCCGGAACTCCTTGGTCTGCTAATTGTTGAGCTAAATCTCGTTTTTGTTGTTTAACAATAGGGTCAATTTGTGCCTTACCTCTTTGGAAAGTTGCATCTTGAATTGCTTGTCCATTATTTGAAAAATCACCGCTTAAAGAGCTTGTCAATTGACTTGATAAACTTTCTTGTCTTAGTCTTTCAGCTTTAGTAAAGTCGCTTTCATTAAGGCTTACACTATTAGTAAGTGGGTCATAAGTTTGTGAACCCTGTGGCGTGTAAATGTTAGGATTGTTTAAAAGTAAATCTTTTTTTTGTTCAGGCGAAAGGTTTTGAAAAAGATTAGCGGTTGTTATTTCTTGTTCTGTAGGTACAAAAGCAGTTCCATCGGGATTTTTTTTACCTGTAAATATATCTGCGCTAATACCACTTTTTCCTCCAAAAACATTTCTACTCGTTCCTAAAAAATTGTTACCACCTATTCCAACTGAGGCTAAAACAGCCGCGGGTTGTAATGCTTTTTTAAATTTTTTACCAATACCCATATATTTATTTTATATTATGTTACTAACAGAAACACTGTAGTCGGTTCTGTACCAACTAAGTTGCTGTCCGTTTATGCTTGTTTTTATTCTCATTCCGAGGTCAACGCCCGTTCCGCTTGCATAAATTAATTCGTTTCTTGTTAAACCTTCGGGACTCCACAAAGCTACATCCCAAAGAGCAACATCCCAAAAAGAACCACTTGCAACAGAAGACGAATTTTGCGAAGTTTCGCCCCTACCGTAATCAAAATTGACTATAGAATTTACAACCGCACTGCCATCGAGTTTTATAGTATTTCGATAACTATTTACTACTTTTTCTTGCGGGCTTCCTAAATTATTATAAGCGGCCTGAATGTCACAAACAATATTTGCGCCGTTATCATTGTAGCCATCATCGGCTTTATAAACTTTACCATTTCCGCCGAAATAAAGATTATTGTTATACATTCCCCAAGTGCTGGCATTCATTCCTGTAAATTTGCAAGCCGCGCCCGTTATTGTATTTAGAATGTATTGGTGATAAGTTGTGTTGGTTGCTACAGGGACATTAATCAACAGCCAACCGCCTTTTGGATACATCGCAACTTCCCAACCATAATTTGAGCTATAATCATTAACCGCTTTAATTGCCGCGCCTGATAATTTACTTCTTTGTGTAACTGAACCGTCATTTTTAAATACTTCGCTAAAAAACACAAAATCTTGATCGGTTATAATAACTATATCGCCGGCAACTTTTTTAGCTCCTCTTATTGCTATTGGACGACCTATTTTATAAGTTCCAAGCAAAGCCCAAGTGCTAGGATCAGAACCTTGGTAAAGAAGCACATCACCACTTGACATTAAAAACACCGCATAATCATCAACGCCGTTTCCACCATCTAAATTCCATGTCATCATCGAAACAAGATTGCCACCAAACGGCGCTACTCTTGATAATTGAAATTTTGTAAATGTCCCACCAATTGCGTTGGTTGCTCCATACCAAACATCTTGAGCGTTAGAGTTCCAAACATAGACTCTATTTTTATGCAGATTTATGCCGTTTAATTCGGTAACCGTTAAACCAGTTCCGCTTATGGTACTTGCGGTTAAAGTAGTGCCATCAAATGTTTGCGGTGTATCAGCGCCATTTACCATTATTAAATTAGCGTTAAAATTTACCCACTGAAATCTTGCGTTAGTAAATCCAGTGCCTACGCTTACAATGCTTGCGGGGTTTGTGATGTCATTTAGCGTGCTTCCGTTAGCACAAATAAGCTTTCTAACTGTATTGGCGTTGTATTCCATCAAAGTTTCAACATAGCCAGACAAACCAGTTGCATATTGTGTAAATCCTTTTCTAGTTGTGACAGAGCCTTGACCAGGAAACCAATTTTCCATAATTACGGCATCGGTTGGTTCCATAGCACTTTCGCTATCTTTAGTGTTTAATCCACCAGAAGGAGAAGGGACATTTACTCTAAGAGCCTGCCCGTTTCTTTCTTGGTCTAGTGTTGGATAAGATTTACCTAAAGTTAATACCATTATGGAACAATTTGAGTTGGATAACCGACTTTAATTTTATTGTCGTAATAATAATGTTTTATTGTTCTTCTTTCACCGTTGGCTCTTGCTCTTTCGGCGGCTGCATTATTAGCAACTTGTTCTTCTTTACCATAAGGGCGACCTTGATTTTTTAGCCATCTCCAAGTTGCATCTAGTCTAACAATATGCGCGTCAATAGCTGGTACATCTGTATCTGCTAGCCATCCTGATTGACCAGTTCCACTAGAACTTAGAACAACTAAATTACTTATATATTCGTAAATATATGTTTCTACTGCGGCGGGAGTTGGAAATAATACAACATGCCCCGCTCTTATTCTTGAATAACTAAAACCAGTTCCGCCAGTAATTCCTTGGTTATTTAGGACTCTCCATTCTTCAGGAGTTACTGGCATAACCGGGTGTTGCGTTGTACTATTCCAAAAAGTATTATTTACAAATCTATCAAAATCAGTTGGTAAATCATAATTTTTTGTTGCAATTATTGTATTAAATGTTTTTTCTTTTTGAAGCTCCTGCCAACTAAAAGACCGCGCCAATTCAGTAATTGACACTGTCATTACTTCTAAGATTTGTTTCGCAACATCCTCAGTATTGCCAATTATGGAAGTTGGAACGCTTCCAGATTTGGTTTCTTTTAAAATTGATTGTGCGATTGTTAAAAGGCTCATCTATTTTTTTAATAGGGTTAATAAAACTTCTTTTGAAGCGTTTCCTTTATATTCGATGCCTAAAATATCAAGTTCGGCTTTAATTTCAGAAGCGGTTCTTTTATCTTCTTCTGCATTTTCTAAATCAGCAACAGAAAGCGCTGAAGCTTTTAATGCCTCATTTTCTGCTCTTAATTTATCTAATTCAGTTTGAAGACTTGGTTTACCATTTTTTTTCAAATTAAGATATTTATTAAAAGCAGTTTTATATAAATCTTTTTCGTGAACCAAAGTTTTTTCGCCTTCAACATAAATATTTTTTTCAGTGGCTTTTCTAATAATTATTGTTCCTGGGTCGTTAGGAATTGTGATATGAACCCAAAGGTCATAATTTTTAGTGGTTTCATTTTGTTTATCAAAAAAAGCTATCATTAAACCTTGATCAGCTACTAATTGGTTTGGCTCAACATTAAGAACTAAATTTGTCATTTTTTTTATTTTAAATTAATATTAAGAGGGGTTTTTTAAGCCCCTCAAAATAATTTAACTACAATTAAGCAGCTAAACCATCATCAACGAATGGATAAGCTATTTCAAGCTCAGCCAAACCAGTTGAAGGCGTATCGATTGCAGAAGCACCTTTGCACTTCTTGATTCTATCGCCAGCAACAATCGCATCATCAATAGATCCAGCAGTAGCAGTTCCATAGCAATTTGCGTTGTCAGCAAAAGCGGCCAAAACTTTACCTACAGCTTTACCATAGATTTGGTACCAACCATAACTAGAAGCGACATTTATTGACATTGAAAAACCAACATCACCAATATCATTAGCGGCCAATAAAGAAGTTGAAAAATCATCTGGATTAATAAGAACGCATGAACCTACAACAGTAGATGCAACGCCTTTTAAATAGATAAATTCGCCTTCACCGTAAGCAGTAGAGGCAATATCAACAGCTTTAACTCTAGTGCCCAATGGCAAGAGTTGAGTTGTTGAAGTATCGGCAATGGCTTGTGGAATCACTTTACCATCGACAGGAGAAAAAGTAGACATATTTTTTATTTATAAATTGTTGTTAATTAAGCGTGCATTACGCCGTGAACTCTTGCATTATCAATAGTCATGTTTCCAAAGAAAGTCATTGGAACGACATAAGCTGCTTGATTATAAGGGCGAGTTGCCTCTCCTTTTGTAAACAATGATTCCCCTAAATATTTCAGAAAAATGTTATTTGTATTTATAAAATATGCGTGTTCAGCAGGGCATTCTGGATCAAAGAATACATCGCTTGATTTGTATTTTAGATTATCAAAACCCATCGCGCCAATTTTATCAGAAGAAATTCTTTGAATAGTTTGGGTTGCGGTTTCAAAATAACTAAAATACACGCTATCGGCGGCAATCATATCAGGAAGTTTACCCATTTGAGCTTGACATCTTAAATATAATTGGTTAAAAGCGGCAAGAATAGTAGTGGCAGAAGGCGTTACTGATTCAACTGAGAAATCATATAATTTATTTTGCCAGAAAGAATAATTTGCGCGGTTTATTTGTCCTACAGTTCCAGTGGTTGGAGCGTCAGAAACTAAAAGTTTTAAACCACCAACTTCTTTACCACCAGAACCAGTTCCATCAGCATAAATTGAGCTTCCGATTTGGTTAGATAATGAAGCTTCAAGAACTTTCATTTTTTCGGCTAACAAATCAACAATTTGCTCAGGACCAGCATTTTGCGCATACTCTAAATCAGTCATGGTGACAGTACCAGTTAAGATTTTTTGTGCGAAAGTTGCGGTCGAGATTACATCTTGAGGAGTCGTATTATAAGTGTCATACTCGCCTTGATATTGAACAGTTCCGTTTGTGGCGTAACTAATTTTTTCTTGGAAAGTAACACCGCCTGATTTTTTAACGATATTTCCTTTTGCTTTCAATTTTTCAAGCAAAGGGTGGTTGTTGGTGATGTTATCAATAATACTAGGAGCGTAGTTGTCCAAAGTAGTAGTCAATAATTGCCCAACAGTTGAATTTGGATTCGGCATTTTTTGTATTTTTTAAGGTTGTTAAAAATTTGTAAAAATCTATAACGCGCCAGCAAAATGTTTAGAAACAATATCTTTTAGTGCGGCTCTTGGATTGGCGGGAGCAACATTCACACTTGAAGTTCTACCTGAGAATTTTTTTAGCCTCTTGGCTTTTTCTAATTCCTCTTTACGCTTTTCTGTTGCCTTTCTAGTGATTTCAGCATCTCTCAATTCAACAAGCTCATCATCAAGCATCACTGCCTTTTTATAAGCTTGCTCCAGAGTTAAATCAGGATTAAATAGCGGGCTTTCTTCAATAAAAAAAGTAGCCATACTGTTCCTAACTTTCTCAAAATGAGGGAATTTAATTTCACCATCACTATTTTTAGCAGATTTAAATTGCTCAATTTCTCTTGCATTTATATCTGCTGTTTCTTCTTGTTTCTGTCTTTCTATCTGTGCGAGCCTAGACTCAATGTTCTTGTAATGGTTGTCTCTAGCAATCTCTTCAGGGGTGCGATAATCGTACTCATCCTCAACAGGTTCTATCAAGCTGTTAATGTCAATTTTAGCGTATTTAGCTAAATCTTTTAGTGCTTGGATTGGGTTCTTTTTTAAAGATTCGTCAAAAGCTTTAAAATTAGCCATCTCCTTTTTTGTGTTTCCTAACTCAAGTCTCACTTGGTCTTCCCTAGCACGCAAAATTTTGCCTGCTTCTATAACCTTGGCTTGTGCTTCGGGGTCTTTAATTAATTCAACGGCTTCCCTAAATTCTCGCGGTTGTCCGCTAAGAGTTTTTTTTAGGTCAACGCCCTTGGTTTCAATATTCTCTTTTACTTCTTCTTCTGGCTCTTCTTCTGTGTTATCAGTAGATTCCGCCTCTTCTTTTAAATCATTTACATCTTCTTCAATATTTTCTTCAATATTTTCTTTTATTTCTTTTTCAATTTCAACAATTGGATTTTTAGAATCCTCAATTTTGGTAACACTTTCTAATAATTTTTCTCTTAACTGATCTTGAACTTGATGCATAAATTATTGTTTGTTGATAAAATTTAGAATTAAAATACTTTAATATAAATAATTGTCAAATACTTTTTTTTAATAATCTTTAATGTGGCAACCAGCTTCTTTAATAGATGCTAAATAATTTGCCTTACTTGTATAAACTTTATTATCTAAATGGCTATAAATTCCGCCTTTGTCGTTTATTTGTTGGTCAATTGTTGGGTCTTTGCCGAGAACACTTCTTTTTAGTGCGCCCGTTGAATAATCTTCAATTGTTACCCAGTGAGCCTCACCGTCAACATAAGTTAGTCTTTTTGTAGTCATTTAACAATCCCATTTGTTTAACGCTAACGCCTTTCTTGTAGGCTTGCCATTTTTTTTCATTGGTCCTTCAACTCCAGACATTCTTGCGCAAAAAGATTTCCTACGATTTGCATCGGTAGGGCTTTTTTTTGCTTGCTTTGCACTAACTGGTGGCTTTAAATTGCCTCCAGTAGCATTATTATATTTTGCCCTGCCCTTTGCGGTTAATCCGCCCGAAGGAGATTTATCGCCTTTGCTTAGACTTAAATTTACAGTTTTTTTTGGCATGTTTATTTTTAAAGAAAATTATTATTTAATAACCTTTTCCACCTTTTTTAGTACCTTTTTTTGTAGATTTTTTCATAATTATCCTATTTTTATTTATACAAAAGTTTGTTTATTGGAGTCCCTAATAGTTTGATTTATATTTTCCGTTTGTGCTAAAGATTGTGCGTTCATTAATGCCGTTCTTGCACCAGTAATATCTTTTACTAATTCATGCTCTCTATCGGCCGCTTTATTAGCATCGTTAAATTGTAAATTGTCTTGATGAAGCGCTTGCTCTTGCAAAAGCGCCGCTTTTTTAATGTCTAATTCTTGTTGCGTAAATTGCGCGTCAGTTGCTTGTTTTTCAGCCTTTAATTGCAATTCTTGTTGTCTAATTTGCATTTCAGCCTGCGCAAGCATTTCCTCGGCGCTTGGTCCTTTTGGCTCTTGTTCTTCTTGCGCAATTAAACTTTC